CCCTTCGGGGGCAGAAAGGTTTTTATGAAGTATGTTTTGTTGCTAAGTACGCTAAGTCTTACCGCCTGTAGTTCGTTTGAACCACCCAATGTCAGCTTAGAAACTGACAAACAGGCGTATCACATGACACGGGCGCAAGTAATTCTAGGCATTAACGAGTGTGAGGATGCTGGCACACGCCCCGTAGTTATTACCGCCAAGCGCAGGATTAACGGGGTTACCACCGATGTACCCGTAGAAGTTACCTGCAATCCCCGTTATCGTATCTTTCAATAAGGAGTCATCATGCTACAGAGTGAACGAGATGCAGAACGCTTTTATGAGGCACAGCGCAAGTTTGAGCAACGCCAAAGGATGATTGATAAGGGTTGGGGTGACCTAGAGGCGTACAACGCTTTACGGGTTTTAGAAAAGAAGAAGGAGCGTATGGAGTCTATCCGTATGTTCCTCTTAGGTGGTGTGGCGGCAATCCTATTCTGCGTAGTGTTCTTCGGTACTAACTACCTAATGCACGGCTATGCAATATAAAAAGTTTGACCAAGCCCTGCACGATGCCTGTGATCCACCTGCCCGTGATGCAGTGGCTAGGTGGCTCAGAAACCTTTGGTATATCGATGCCTTACCAAACCCCGATAAGTACGCTGTAGACCTTGTATTAAGCCTTAAAGGGGATCATATCGGGTATGCCGAGGTAGAGGTTAGGGATTGGGAGTTTTGCCCGTTTGAAACGATCCACATAGCCCAGCGCAAGGATAAGTTATTTAACCACCCTAGAACGACTATGTATGTAGTCAATAAACCCTTGACCCATGCTTACTGGATCAGGGCAAATAAGATTAAGGATTGCCCGTTAATAGAAGTACCAAACAGGGCGGTAGCCCGTGACGAATACTTTTACGATGTACCCAAGGACTTGTGGAAAATCGTAGACCTGACCGAACTGTTCTAGGCGTAGGGTCTAGTCCCAGCCTTATCAATAATCAGTGCTTGTCTGCGAGGAGCAGTGCCAGCAATATTAGGAATACTAATATGTGTCCAACGGTCAAATTCTCGAATAATTTGGTCATATTCAATCCCCGATGCAATCACCGCCTTAACGACTTCATCGGGGGTCATGCTCGGTACTCGAATATCTGCGGCACATCCAATCCGATGCTGGCTAGTGTCCTTTGATCCTACAGCGTCATTGACCTCTTTGCAACGAAAAGCTGAGTTAACCATTACGGGTTTATTATCAAGAACTGTCTTAACTTCCTCAAGGAATGCGGCTAGGCGCACAAGGTTAGCCATCTCTGAGGCATTGGGCGTATTGTCAAACTGACGATGATCTGTGTGGGTCAGTTCGTCTAGGGTGAAGTGTTCACTTAGATTCATCTTTTTTAGCTTTCATATCCATGATTTTTTCTAGGGTACGGCCACCAAAATACGCACTCATTATTAGCATACCCCATTGACCCAGCAGGTTTACATACGATTCTTTAGCATCGTAGCCAAAAGCCGACATCATGGCAAAAAGAAAGTAACCAGCAAAAATAGCCACTAAAGACATAGGGCGTATGTTTTTGGATAGCCAAGAATCACTACTTAAATCAGCTTTCCAGCGGTCAGATATATTGTTTTGTTCGTTCATGTCAGCGTTTAACTCAGCTAACCGACCTTCTTGTTGCATCTTTAATAGTTCAGCTTGGGCCTTGGCTTTGGCTTCAGGATCAGGAATAAATTTGTCTAGGACTTTCATTCCAACATCAACTAATGCGGTAAGTGGAAACATTATTTTTTAGACCTTTCCTCTAATAATTTAACCCGTACATGAAGTTCGTGTATTTCTTTGTACAATTCTTCCCGTTGTTTTGCCCTGCGTTCAGCGGATATTGGGCTGTCTGTAGGTACGCCTTCGTTGGTAATCAAAGCGGGCATCTTGCCCTCAATTTGAGTTAGGCGGGTTTGGAATGAAGATACTTGACCGAGTAGCCAAGCTATACAGGCAACTAAGATTGGGATTACAGCCTTTAAGACATCTTGCATATTCATTTTTTACCACCCCATACAATAAAATAAGCAATCCAACCTGCCGCCAAAAAGCACCAAAATTGCACCCATCTTACTTTTGATAACTCGGCATCAAAGTAGTCTTTGTCTGCCTTTTCTATCTTTTCAATCTCGGTCTTAATCTGAATGACCTTATCCCACTCTTTAGTACCGAACTTCTTTATAAACTCCACCCTTAGTTTGTACTCCTCATCCGTAATTTGTTTACGGTGTCGGTACTCCTCAAGGGCTTTAAATATTGCCCGTTCCTTCTTAAACTCTGCTTCTCTGCGCTCACGGATTCTTGCGTTTGTTTGCGCTTTTGCTACATCTACCGCTTCCTTCTGTACTTCTTCAATGTTCTTGCCAATCTCACGACCAGCTTCACGACCAGTCTTTATACCCTCGCTAATGCCCTTTGCACCTGCTGACAACCCGAGATCATCTGACACATTGATTAACTCTTACTGAACCAATGTGCAATAAACCCTACGAGTGAACTAATAACAGATACAACCCCCAAGCCGACCCAAAGACCGCCCCTAGAGCGATTAGCCATTGCAACAAGTTCATCAATACTGGCTTCCATCTTGTCGATCTTTTTAGACATTTCATCGAACTTGGCCTCGTAGTTCTCTACCTTCTGCCAAAGGACACCGTACTTTACGGGATCAATCTCAAACGCCATATCCATGTCTTAAAGCAAAGTCGCTATAAACGCATCTGCTTGTGTCATCAAATTCCCATCGGCATCTTGTAGTTCTGCACCAGCTAAGACTTCTTTTTTAAAATTAATCATTGTGTTACCTCGTCTGCTGGTAATGGTGTGTTGCCTTCTGCAAGCCATTTTAAATAAGCTTGGTAGGCTGGGTTGTCAGGGTTAAAGGGAATAATGCCGTGCCACGCACCGTCAATGTACATAACTTGGTCTAATTTATTTTTAACTAATTTGTATTGCATCATAGCTCCGCATTAAAAGTTACTCTTAAAGAGGTGTCATTGTTAGCACGAAGTGTAGAAGCCTGTCCTGAAGTTCCACCACTTCCAGAATTAAATCCAAGTTGAACAGTTTTATTCCCCAGTTGGTCAGCACTTAGGGTTTGTCCAACAGTACCACCTCCACCTAAAGTAACCCAAGTTCCTGTTTTTGATATATTTGGTGGTATTCTCATAGTTACTGGGTAAGAAAAATATCCTACGCCATCAGCGGTGGTATACCATGCAACGGTATTAATAGATTGATACGCTGTATCCCCACCAAGTTGATAATAATAACGATAGCAAAGATTTAACTCAGTTCCATAAGGTCTGTAATCAAAGCTAGTAGCTGTAGAGCCTACCTCTAATTGCACATTGCCACAAGTGCCTGTGTTGAACTCAATGTTAGTGTCTGTTCCCGCAGTAATTGTTCCTGTTATTCCGCTTGCACCAAAGCTACCAGCACCAATCTTGCCTTGTGCTGTGCCTGTCCACGATAAGACATAAGTACCGCCTTCGGGTAAGTTGGCACCTTCAATGACTTGAATAATAGTACCAGCCGTTATGGTAATTGTGGTATTAACACCAGCAGAGGCTTGTGTAAAGGTATATGTGCCACCGCTTGCACCGCCTTTCCATCTGTCGTGTCCGTAAGAACCTGACGATAAAGAAGTTCCTGAAACATAGCCACGCTGATTGATAGTAAACCCGCCATCAATGATTCTGTTCTTGAACCCAAAAGTGCTGTCAGAATTAAATTGGTCGGCTTGGGTTATTCCGTTTGTGCCGTCTAAGGTTATAGGCATTATGCGACTCCTAACTGTTTTAATTCATCTAGCGTAGTTGCTTGGTCAGCTAGTTGGGTAATATCTCTTAGCCGTTGTTTTTCAGCTACAATTGCTGTGGTGTCTGCACCCGACTCTAACGCTCTTTGAAACGCTACATCTTGGGCTTGCAATAAAGGTGTACGCTCTGCTCTTAGGCGGTCTTTGGTAATTGCTTTGGCTTTGTCAAAGTTAATGGTAATCATTCTTGGTACTCCCATGCGTTACGGAATGTTCTATCTGAAGGAATATCGCTACCATCCACAATTTTGTATGGTTTGCCAGCAGGTACATCTTTAGCGGCAATTTGTTCAATGGTTAAACCACACTCAGGTGCAGGAGTAAGAACAACTACACCGCCATTATCATTTGGGTAAATTATTAGTTGAGTCATTTATTTTTCCTAATTAGCGAAAGATGGCAGCACAAATAACTTCTACATCAATAAAAGAACCGCTATCTGCAACCCATGAATTGCAGTAGGCAGATGAAGTATTAGCAGGGCCAACAGCCGAATCTCTGTTGCTATTACTTGCCCCGCCTACTGTTGCAGAAGCAACTCCACAATAATTTGCATCAGGCATAGCAGTCGTAAAATTAATTGTGTAAAGCCCAGTCCCTCTATCAGCAACTGTAGTTACATTTCCACTACCACGAATGGTACAAAACCCACCAGTATTAGTTGTTCCATTAAAGTTTACCCATGCACGACATCCGTATGCTGTAGCGACTGAGCCATAGCCTGAGTTAAATTGGAGATTACCGTTATCAACAGTTACAGCGTTTGTGCCGTTGTTTTGTAGCGTAATTATTCCAGTTGTATCTGCGGTCTGTACTAAACCGCTAGATGTAGATGCGTTTAATGTGACAGCCATTATGCGACTCCTTTAGGATACTTAGCCTTGACCGCCAAGCAGTCAGCAATGTATTTATCAATCTGTGCTTGGTCACCCTTTACTACACCATCCAAGTATTCTGTGACATTTGGGTATTCTGCGGCTCTTTTAGCAATATAAGCATGAGCATCTACATAAGCCTGAACTGCGGCTTTATCGTATGCGACTTCGTTACCATCGGCATCGTAAGCAATGTCGCCTTCAATGACAACAATGTTTGGGTTAAGGTGGTGAATAGCTTTCATTAACTCAATCATCCTGCAATCTCCATTAAAGTTAATGTTGAATTTGTTGATTCATCGCCTAATTGCGTATTGCTTGAATCATTTGTATTTACCTGACATGACCCACCACCATCAGACCTATATTGTAATTTGTAGGTTACAGATGATGTTGTTGATGGAGAATCTATAAATACAATAGTTTGACCACCACCAATAACTCCAGCATTGCTAAATGGTTGATAATCCCCCCCATGAGCAATATCAGTTGAATTTCTCAAAAGTCTTATTAAAGCATTGTCGCTTTGTGGGGCATAAATACCATTTAATGAAGCAATAATTAAAATTCTACTACTAGTTGATGAAGGAGTAATTGACACAGACATCCCTGTCCAATCTGTAAATGTCATTGTTGTAAAACTTATCTGAGTAAAAGTAACAGCCTGTGCTGGAACCTGAATAACATTACCCACTTTAGGTGATGTAGTTGTAAGAATTGTTCCGCTTACGGCTGGCAAGTCCAATACAGTAGTACCAGCAACGGCTGGTTCTTGTAGCGTAACGCTTCCGCTAGTTGAGCCTAATAAGACAATAGACATATATTTTCCTTATAAAACGACCCAGCGACTACCGCTAGGAACAGTTACTACTACGCCACCATTGATTGTAATGGGTGAAACAGTCGATGCGTTCTTTCCCGTAGGAATTTGATACGAAGCCGTTACGACTTGGCTATTTTCCACAAATACTTGGTCACCGCCATTACCTGTTGC